AACCACATAATATTGTCCTTTTTTGTGTAGTATGTGACAAGATTGGTAAAGAATCTTGTCTTTCTTGGAAGCAACACCAATACGTGTCAATGTTTCACGTACCTTTAAAAAGTCATCCTTTTCTTTTAGTGTCACTTCCACTAAATCTGTAATGTTAATCATCTCACTCCGCCTTTATCTGTTATTCTTTTTAGTTCAGCGATTTGTTCATCATTTAGAATACGCAATGCTTCTTTGGCTTTCTGATTAGAATAACCAAAGTAGGCTTTCACACATTCTATATCCTTGTTGACCGATGATTTCTGCCACGGTTGGAATTTCCGTTTCATCTGTCGGATACTATTTAGAAGATAAGAATATTGAAGGTCGGGATCAATCCAAGGTTGAACATTCAACTCTTGTACATAAGGCACACAATCTTGGTGAAAAGATAAAGCACGATTAACCAGAAATGGTTTATAGTCCTTTGAATCTATCTCATCACGTATTACAGATTTTTTAGTTTCAAGTATGGATGGTATTATTTCTTTGAAAAGGTCTGGCATTATTTGAACTCACAATTAGCCATAATTTCAATTAAACATGCGATAAGATTTATTTCATGGTCAGCAGCAAATGCGGCTTGATATTGGTACTTAGCCAAAAACAAAACCAATTGTGGCACAGACTGTGAATCCAATTGCTCATTTAGTGTGTCATACAGTTTCCTAAAAATTCGGGTAGGATCATTATCCAAATTATTAGTTACCCATTTACGTGCTCCAGTAAAGTTTTTTTCTTTCATTGAGTTAATTAACTCAGTCATCTGCACATCGGAAACTGATGCGAGAATACCTTTATCAATTGTGCCACTAATACTATAGCGCTGAAGCTCATTAAGAATACGGCGGTTATCAGGGAAATGTTTCGTAATGACCGCAGCAACCACTTCTCTATCATATTTTACTCCTTCTTCTTTTAAAATCCATTCCACACGTTTCATAAACTGTGCGGCCATCTTTGGTTTAGAACCATTAATCTTGAAATCAATCACGGTGCAACGTGAGTGTATAGGATCAATGATACGATTTTTAAAATTACAAGTGAATATGAAAGAGCAATTTGATGCAAACTCCTCAATCGCACCACGCATGGCAGGTTGAGTTGAATTTGGATTTAGATAGTCAGCTTCATCAATAATGACGACCTTGCGGCCACCACTTAATGACATTGATGAGGCATAGTTTTTGATTTTGTTTCGTAGAACATCAATACCTGATTCATCTGAACCATTTATGATGATGTAATCACAACCAACTTCTTCACATAATGCTTTGGCAATGGTAGTTTTACCGACACCAGCAGAACCTGAAAGAAGTAAGTTGGGGATCTCCTTACGATTAACATATTCCTGAAAGGTTTGTTTAATGCCATCAGGTAAAATACAGTCTTCAACTTTAGACGGACGATACTTCTCCACCCACAATAAGTGTTCCATTCACAACTCCCATAATATAATATAAAATCAATTGCTTTCAACACCAATAACTGTGCCATTAACAATAAGGAATGATTCAGCAACTAAGATTTGTCTATTGCTAGTACAAATCAAAGTTTTTTCATCATCAACTTCAATAACACTTTCAATTAACTTTGAATTGATTGAGATAGGCCTCATAATGGCAGATTTATCTTCTTGCAATTCAATCATTGTAAAAGTTAAAAACATAATTTAACTCACTTTCGATTCTTTTGCTTCAAAAGCAATCCAATACTGTAAATCAATTGCTGTATTTTTGAATGATGATAGACCTTTGAATGAAATTTGAACATCATAGGTACCCATAATCATCTTGAAGTTTTCAGTTAAGAATACAACCTTGAATGATTTACCGTTACCATCAGCAACTTCAATTGTGTTGGTGTGTGCAGAATCATCTTTAGCATCAAAACAAGATAGTTTAACAGAATCACCATCAGACTCAATTGCAATGTGTGGAGATTTTAGGATCTTTGCAGAATCCATGATTGAATAGTAGTCATCTTGTTTGAATTGAAATGATGCATCAACAGAAGGAAGATTTAATTCTTTCTCTGGTGGTGTTACAATCATGTGTTTTGGTGTTTTGCGGTACTTGGTCTTACTGCGACCATTCTTGAAGATAACATTTGATTCTTCAAATTCGACCTCAGGATCCTTATTAACTGAATACACAGAAAGGAACTGATTTAAATCATACACACAAAAGTCTTCAGGAAAAGAATCTTTGATTGTGGCTTTTGCCAGAATATTCTTTCCTGAAGAAATGGTTGACAGTTTATTACCTGTCTTGAATTGCATACCACCATTGATAGTAGCAAAGTTTTTCAATACGTCTAGTGTTTCTTTCGAAATCTTCATTTCACATCTCCATTATTTAAAGAATACATTATATCATGTTCATATAAAAACATCAAGCAGCACATAGCATGTGCCAAGTGATGTATACCTGATTCTGGATCCATTTGTTCGCCTTTTTTCCAAGCCCAAATGTGTCTTTCCATTGCATCGAAATATCTACGCTTAGAATCGGGTACTTTTTTCCAGTTATCACGTTCATATTTTTGTGCACCGAACGTAAGAACTTTTACAGTTTCTTCTAGTGCAAGTGGTGGCAGCAAACCATATTCTAGTTTGCCACCATCAAACTTACGTCCACCAGTAGAAGCCGATTGCGATTTTTCAATCAAGTCTTTATAAACTATATCATCAACTACGGTGAATGTTGTCATTACATCTCTCCAACAAAGTTGGCAACAGCAGGCATATCGCCTTTGAAGTGATATGTTCCGATGTGGTCTGTTCTCATCCAAGGACACAAGAAGATTTTACCACCAATATTACGCCACCATTGACAGAACATATAATCTTCTGATAGGTAACGTTCGGAATCTTTATCGATTACTGTATCAAAGTATGCGTGAATGTAACGTGTACCGTCAAAGTTTGCTTGACCTACATGGTCAGGTTTGTAACGGAACTCAGGATATGCTTTCTCCCATTTTGGAAATACTTCACGTTTAACCATCATAAAACCAGTTCCAATTTCTAGAACTTCTAGTGGTTCAGATACACTAAACTGTGCAGTGCCTTTAACAGGATTAAACACATAGTCACCAGTAACATTGGCCAATAGATTTGGATCAATATCTGGATTCTTTTGAATGGCAGTCTTCACAGACTTCCATTTGATGGCTTTCTTAGGATAAGGTCCACCAATAACCTCTTTATCTAGAGCTAATAGTGCAATTACGTCCCGTGGGTCGAAGTGAATATCAGAATCTAGGAATAAAAGATGTGTGCAGTCTGAACGATGCAAGAACTCATCAACAAGATAATTTCTAGCACGAGTAATTAAAGATTCATTGAAAAGAAATGAAAATTTAATCTGAATTCCGTATTGCATACACAACGCTTGTAAATCTAAACACGCCTTGGCATATAATCCGTGATTCATTCCACCATACATTGGTGTAGCTACGAACAAACTTTTCTTTTGTAAGTCTTCTTTTTTAATTGAAATTTCCATTTGCTCTCCAAAAATAAAAAAAGGAGGCCGAAGCCTCCTGCAGTTCGGTCAAAGATTATTGACCAAAAGAGTATCCTGCTGACAAAGCAGCACGAACCATAGCCTTAGTTGGTGTGCCCAAACGATAAGACTTAACTTTAGAACCGTCACCACGTGTTTTGGTGTTAGTGTAGATAACATTGCCTTCTTTACGAAGTTCTTCAATACGTGCGCTTACGTTTTGAATACCGAACTTAGCACGTGCTTGTGCTACGGTCAATGTGTTGTAACCCTCAGACTTACTCAAGTAGTTGAGGATCTTTGTTTTTGCTGATGTAGATGTTTTAGTCATAATAACTCCTAATAATAAAAAATAACGAATAACTTTCATCTCTGAAAGAACACATATCATAACATTATATATGTGTATTGTCAAGTGTTTTTATGGTACACTTGATTATACACCAGAATACTCCGATGGATAAATAGGTGTAGGTCACGGTACTGGTAATACCCACCTACTCTATGTCATTCATTCTAACACAAGGACACAGCTATGTCAAGCATATTTATTGATGAAGATGGTATATTTGAAAGCCTCAAACACCACGAATTTCAATTACCCGAAGATGCCAAATTAACATATGGTGGCGTAAAAGGGGAAAAACTTCACGAATCCACCAAAGAATTGTTAAGACAAATAAATCTTGGTAAAAAACATACAAAACAAACCAAAAATAAAATAAGTAAAACTTTGAAAGGTATTATTCCTTGGAATATTGGTATTCCAAATACCAAAGAACAAAAAGAAAAAATTTCTAATACTCTTTCTAAAGAATGGTTGATAACTTATCCTGACGGAATACAAATTAAAATTAAAAATATGGATAAGTTTTGTAAAGAAAATGGTCTATTTAAAAGTAATATGTATAAAGTTTCTTACGGTAAACAAAAACACCATAAAGGTTTTACCTGTAGGAAAATTTAACGTCCCACTTGTCCTAGATACTTTTCTTTAGTTTCTTCCCAAGACAGATAGATTAGGTCATCATAAAAAAGACTTTCATATGAAACGTTGTTCTTCTTTTGCAATTGCCTAATCCGACCCTTAGCATACTTGGTTTTCCAAATATTGGCAAGGGTTTTCTCACTAGTATCGAACATCTTTACCAAAGAATCTTCCTTAATTTCCTTTCGGAGAAACTCATTGGTATTGGTATACAACGGAGAAAAATATATTCCACGTTGGTGTTCGGTACGAGTCAGTTCTTTTGGTATACCAAGTTTGGGATACGCAAAATGTAATGAACGATTTTTGTGGTCACGTTTCAAAGGTAGACCTTGTGGGTTCTTTGCTTCCCACCATTCAAAGTATTTTCTTGTGTGGTTTTCTTTGAGCCAATCAAAGACCATCCGCATTGTGGTTTTGCTTGGTTCAAACGCAACGGAACCCGATGTAAATCCCATAGCGTTCCAGTGTTCAAGCCCGTCATACTGCGAAAGACCTCCTGTTTTGGTTTTTCCGTATAACGATGTTGTTGTAACTCCCACCAGCTTGTCGCCATATTGTCTTTCCCAATCATTTTGTACCGTGTCAGATAGACACATCAATGCCAATAACTTACCACCCATATAGTTGAAACCCAAAGGTTGCAAAGGAACAATCGTGGACCCAATGGCCGTGTGATTAATCATGTGTTGTTTAGTCTTGACATCTCTGGACCATCCAATCGCATTATCTCTTGGAGTGAGATCCAAGAAGTCGGACGAGATACAAATAACACCTAGATATTTGCCTGTCTTATTATCTTCCACAGTATAAAACAGATTACGACCAATATTGGAGTTATTCTTCATTGTGGAAGAAAAGGTACGAATGGCATTCCATGTTTCTGCCAATTCGCCATTGTGTAACTTCAATACAGGTTCAAGTTTTTCATAATCATCA